ATTAGTATCACCAATTTGATTGATGTCTAATGTCATCCCAGTTCCATCTAAATCAAGAGGTGTTAAAGTACCGGCTACGGAATTTAAACCTCCAATAATATTAGCAGAACCGAGTTGCTCTAAATCAAGATTTGCTGTAGCACCAGATTGCTCAACGTATATTTCATTATCAGCAGCATAAATACCTAAAGATATTATAGCTACTAAACTTAATATTATTTTATTCATATTCCCAATAGCCTCTCTCTATTCCTATATTTATTATATTTAATACTCCTGTTTCTATTGCCTTTTGTAAAGCTATAGAGACAGATTCATTCTCAGCTACACCACCTTCTATTTCTACCAGCTCTGTTTGCTGCTCAATAAAACGAAATATATCCTGAGAAATACTTGTTGATAAAATGCTCTTGGTCACTAACGTTTCCATTAACACTTCACCAGTTGATACAGAAACTAATCGTAGTGATATTGTAACTGTATCTTCTCTGTATTGTTTACTGTTACCTATTCCTAAATAACGAGCACCCAATCCACCAGACTTTAGATTAGCCTCATATGAGACTACTCCACCCTGAACTAACAATCCTGCAAAGAGCAGGGGTTTTAATTTATTATCTTCTTCAAACTCTTTACGAGTTGTTCTAATAAGTTGTCTTTCTTTTGTAAGGTCATCTAATCCTACACGTTCTACAACTCTAAAGAACTTACCATGTGCAGTATGTTTAAACGCCCTGATTAAAAATGCTTCGGGTGCTTGAGTAATAGCTGTGCTAAATAACGCAAAGGTACTATTACTTCTACGCTGCCCTGTTAAATCTTTAAAACTATTTGGGTATATAGCTATCGTTGGCTGAACTTTTGCTGCTGGTAAATTTTGTAAAGTTTCTGATTGTAGCTCTAGGATATATGGAGACTGTATTTTTTTTGTTAATACTAAGTCGTCATTCTCATTTAGAACAGCACAACTAGAAAGTAAAACTACCAATAGGCAACTGAATAACCGTGACATTTCCATCTGCATCCGTAATTGTAAGTGTTATTATATCACCATCACTTGTATAAGAAATGGTATTACCTTCAAGTTCTATAGTTCCTTCTGTGCTAGGATTTTCTCCGAATAAATTTTCTACTAACTGTCTAGATAATTGTGCATATATTCTAGACTCTAAGTTTCTTATAAATCTTGCGAGTGTTGTGTTCTCCTTATCTCTTTTAATTTGTTCTTGTAAAGCTTT